AAGATGTCGAACTTGATTTTAGGAGGGTTGGTGTTCGTATTGGGAATGAATGTGATAATGTTAGACAATATTCACAAGAGTCTAAATCAAATAAATATATCATTGGGAATTTTAATGGATATGTATCAGAAGAAGAATTAGATAAATATAGATATATACACCCTTATATGTATAAAAGAGGATTGACAGATGAAATTATTGAAATGTTTGATATTGGTTATGATTCTGCCACTGAAAGTATTACTTTTCCTGTTAGAGATGTTGCCGGTAATTGTCTTTTCATTGCTCGTAGGTCCGTAAAGACTAAATGGTTTAATTATCCGGAAGGAGTAGAAAAACCTCTTTATGGATTATATGAATTATTTAAAGATAGTTCTACCGGTTTAAAAAATAGCAAAACACATAGTTTAGGATCCACGTATTCTTTTCCAAGAGAAGTAATAGTATGTGAATCTATGTTAGATGCATTATCATTCTGGACAGTGGGTAAATATGCAGTAGCATTAAATGGACTCGGTAATGAATTACAGTTTAAGCAATTACGAGAATTACCTTGTCGGAAAATAATACTTGCTACAGATATGGATGAACGTGGATTAGCGGCTAGAAAAAGGATAAGACAGAATATCGGAAATAGAAAGATTATTACTGAGTATTATTTTCCAACTGGTAGAAAAGATGCGAATGAATGTACGGAAAAGGAACTATTAAATCTTGAGGAGGTATTCTAATGAATATCAAGTTATCTGATGAGCAAGTTCAAGAGTTTTTATCAGACGGTTATGTAAATATAGAATTTGGTGATTATAGTATCTACATGGAATTGGCACAAGATATCATGTATTATTTTGAATTAATAAAAAGTAAAAATGGTAAAACAGAACAGGGATATGCATTTGACACAACTGATTTAGATAGATTAAAGTCAAAACGACCTAATGACCCATCATATTATCGTAACGACCCATTGTGCCCGAATTGTCATTCCTATATGTTATATCATTTTGAGTATTGTCCTAAGTGCGGTCAGAAATTAGATTGGAGTGAAAAATAATCGTCATAATCTATAAAAATAAGTGTTGACATATTTAGTATCATGTAGTATAATCTTTATAGAAACAGAGAAAAACTATTAAAACTCAGAAAGGAGAAATGATGTACAGAAATAAGTCTAGTGGTAAAACAGCAGAACTTATTGAACGTAACGAGAAAACAAGAATGGTAACATTGCAGTTTACTGATGGTAAATATACTGCAACTACAATTTCTAATTTTGAGCATTTTTGGACAAAATTAGATGATGAAAAAACTGTTCCTGTTGAAGAAAAAATGCTCAGAGAAGTAAGAAAGGATGATGTGATAAGAACTAGAAAAAAGACAAGAACGAGAAAAGAAAACAAGAAATTGAACGTACTAGATATTGTAGAAGATTATTTCATTTTACATGGTATAAAGTATAGTATTCCGAAAAATAGAAATAGCGTTGATGCGTTAAACAGTAAAGGAAAAAAGATGCTTTATATATGTAAGCGTAAAAATAAAATCAGAGTTTATTTTAATTCAGAGAGTATGTGGTTATCCAATGTTCCAGATATGATTTTAGAAAATGTACAAGATAACCCACAAAAAGGATTAACACTTAATAAATCTGGTTATGTAGCAGTAGAAAATATTGAAACATTTTTAAATTGTGTATTTAATTAAACTATAGGAGGATTAAAATGGCAAGATTTAGAGCAGATGAAGCGGAACATTATGGTGGACAGGGCGGTACAGGTTATTTCAGTCTCAAGAACGATAAGGATGTTGCTACTGTCAGATTTATGTACAACGGTATCGATGATGTCGAAGGATATGCAGTGCATCAGGTAGAAGTTGATGGTAAGAAGAGATACGTGAATTGCCTTAGAAATTATGATGAGCCTATTGATAAATGTCCATTCTGTAGAGAACGTCAGTTTCAGACAGCTAAATTGTTCATTCCAATTTATGATGTTGAGGAAGATAGAGTAAAAGTATGGGAAAGAGGTAAGAAGTTCTTTTCTAAGATTTCTAGTATTTGTGCAAGGTATCAGGACATTGATTTAGTTTCTCAGAAATTTGAGATTGAACGAAATGGCAAGGCACATAGTACACAGACTACTTATGAAATTTGGCCAGTTGGAAATTCTGATAATACTACATTAGATGATTTACCTGAACTTCCTAAAATTCTTGGTGGTCTTGTACTTGATAAGAGTGCAGAAGATATGGAGTATTATCTTGAATCTGGTAGCTTTCCGCCTGATGATAATGATGAACCAATCAGACGTAGAAGTTCTAGAAATGATGATGAAATGCCTAGAGCAAGAACAGATAGAGGAAGAAGAACACCAGCTAATCAGAGAGGGGAGGATAGATTCTAATGAACGAAGAAAGAAAGCAGTATAGTGTCATTAGTACGGTAACAATTGGCACTGATGAGTACAGAGATTTGATTGAATCTGTAGCAGAAGAGCGTATTAAGTATGAGAAGAAAAATGATGAGTGGTATAAATATTATTTAAGAGTAAATGAACTTGAGAAAAAAGTGGAAGAACTTTCTAAAAAGTGCGATAGATATAAAGAGTTTGTTGAATCTGAACGTGATAAATATGAACTTTGGGTAATTCGCACAAAGGGTGAGTTTGCAGAATAATTAAATAAAATTTTGCGGAGCCGTACATACCTATACATCTATAGGGTGTATAAAAGATGTCAGTATTAAGTACATCAGGCGAAAGTAACCGATAATTGCCCCTTGGTTATCAAAAAATTGCGTTGAGGTGACATAAGATGGAACGCAGACGCAATATAGGAGAAAATATATATGGCATTATTCGAAGTTCCAACTAGAAGTGACAGAACAGCCGATAGTAAGATTGTAAAAAAATTAGCAACAAAAAAAGTAAAAACAACCGTAAGAGGCGGCAATTCACTTCTTGGCAGAATCACTGAAATTAAAGCGGTGGTTGAAAAGCATCTGGGAAAGTTCAAAGACGATTATATTATTATCACAACAGAGAAACAGTTACATGATTATATTAGCTGTAGCATTGAGAATAATGTAATTAGTATAGACACAGAAACAACAGGACTTGACCCGATACTTGATGATATTGTTGGTTTGTGTTTATATACACCAAATCAGCCAGCGGCTTATATTCCAATTAATCATGTATCATATGTTACCGGAGTTAAAGTAGATAATCAGTTAGACAGGGAAATCATTCTATATAATTTAGAAAGATGTTCAAAGACTAACATTGATTCTATCATGTTTAATGCAAAATTTGATATTCGTGTATTACGAAATCAGATAGGGTGGAAAGACGCATATTGTACATGGGATTGTTATTTAGCAGGTAGACTTCTTAATGAGAATGAGGAGTCAAAAGGACTTAAAGCACTTCATCAGAAATACGTATTAGATGGTAAAGAAGATGAATTTAAGTTCGATGCATTATTTAAGGGAATAACAGCAGATAAAATTCCAATCAGTACATTCTATTTGTATGCGGCACATGATGCTATTATTACATACGAATTATATGAGTATCAGAAAAGATTTTTATACTATGAAGCTGAGGCGTTGCCAAGTGCTAGAAATGGTATGAACGGTGTATCATGGGTGTTTTTCAACATTGAAATGCCGTGTGTAAAAATCGTTTGTGATATGGAAGATAACGGAGTAAAGTTTGATTTTGAATATCAGCAGAAGTTATCGGAGAAGTATAATAAATTACTAGAAGAAAAGACAGAAGAGTTTTATAAATGTTGTTCTATGTATGATGAAGAAATAGACGCATATAAGAAAGCAAATATTAATCATAAACTCGATACACCGATTAATATTGGAAGTCCAGCACAAATAGCAATACTTTTGTATGACATACTTAAAATTGAATCACCAGACCCGAAGAATCCACGAGGTACGGGTGAAGCTATTTTACAAAAGATTGATAATCCAATAGCAAAGTCAATTCTTGATTATCGTGAAGTTTCAAAATTAATTAATACGTATATTGATAAACTTCCAAATTGTGTTAATGAAAAAGATGGTAGAATACATTGTTCTTTTAATCAATATGGTGCAGATACCGGTAGATTCAGTAGTTCAGACCCTAATTTACAGAATATTCCTAGTCATAATAAAGATATTAGAAAGATGTTCGTAGCATCTGACGGATATGTTTTAATGTCCTCTGACTATTCACAGCAGGAGCCAAAGGTCATGACACAGATGTGTGGTGACCCGAAAATGATAAAAGCATATCAGGAGGGAAAAGATTTATATGCAGAAATTGCCGCATTGTCCTTTAATACGTCGTATGACAACTGCCTCGAATTTCGCTCAGATGGAACAACTAATCCAGAAGGCAAAAATAGGCGAAGTCAAGCCAAGTCAATATTGTTGGGGGTCTTGTACGGCAGAGGAGTGCCCAGTATTGCAGAACAGCTTGGAACAACGACAAAGAAAGCACAAGCAATAAAAGATTCAGTATTCAAAGGATTTCCTGCAATACCGAAATTTGAAGAAGATAGTTTAGATATGGCTTATGAAAAAGGATATGTTACGACCCTGTGGGGAAGAAAGAGAAGATTGCCTGATTTGCAACTTCCTGAATATGAATTTAAATGGAAAGACGGCGCAAAGCCAGACGATGATTTACTTGACTTCGGATTTGATGGAAATAATGAAGAGATGTCAGAAGTGCCGAGAGACATTCAGCAAAAGTATGTCAAAAGATTAAGGCAAGCGTATTTTGGACAGAAAAGAAAAATCTTTGAAGAAGCTAACAAAGAAGGAATCTGGGTCATTGATAATGGAGCAAAAATAGCAGATGCACAAAGACAATGTGTAAATGCTAGAATCCAGGGAAGTGCCGCAGATATGAGTAAGTTAGCAATGATTTTAGTCGGCAATGATGAAAGGCTGAAAGAATTAGGATTTAGACTTCTTATACCAGTTCATGATGAGTTGATAGCAGAATGTCCAGAAGAAAATGTAAAAGAATGTTCTGAAAGATTTGCTATGCTTATGTCAAAAGCGGCAGAAAGTAGATTAACAATACCAATTAAGTGTGATGTTGAAATTACGAGACAGTGGTATGGAGATAGTATTTTATGAGTAATTATGATAATGTTATCCCAAAAGATAAGTGGGAATTTGATGAATCAGTAGCTAATTGTTTTGAGAATATGTTAGAAAGGTCTATTCCACAATATGATGTTATGAGAAAATCTGTTACAGATTTAGCTTATTCTGTGATAAATTCAAGACCTAGAAAAGAAGTATTTCAATTATTAGATGTGGGATGTTCTGATGGTTTGATGCTGATGTATCTTTTAGATAGATTGGGGGATTCGGGATATTATTATGGTGTAGATATATCGGATTCAATGCTAGAGCGGGCGAAGGAACGATTTAATGCGCTATCTAATGTGTTTATTCAAAAGTGTGATTTACGTGAACATTTTCCAACTGGTTATTTTGATGTTATTACGAGTATACTTACGGTTCAATTTACACCGATAGAGTATAGACAAAAGTTAATTAAAAATATATACGATAGTTTGTCAGCAGTTAATGGTTGTTTTTTAATGGTTGAAAAGGTTCTTGGTAATAGTACGCAATTAAATGATTTATTTGTTACAAATTATTACGATATGAAAAAATTAAATGGTTATTCGAAAGAACAAATTGATAGAAAAAGATTATCGTTAGAGGGTGTTTTAGTTCCTATTACAAACGATTGGAATATTCAATTATTGAAACAGGTTGGTTTTAAACAGATTGATGTGTTTTGGAGGTGGATGAATTTTGTTGGATATATTGCCATCAAATAATTTAACCGCTGTTGATTTATTTTGTGGTGCTGGAATAGGTGCATATGGTATAAAACGTGCCGGTTATAATATTATTTGGGGAATTGATAACGATCCAGATGCTGTAAGAACATACAATATAAATATTGGAAATCATGCCATTTGTGAAGATATAAGAAAAATAGACAGTGCAGATATACCAAAACATGATTTGATGATTGCCACCCCTGTTTGTAAACCATTCTCTATTTGTGGAGCAAGAAGATTAACTAATGATGAAAAGTATGGAGATTTGCTCGCAGAGACTTTACGTTTGTTCTCTAGTCATAGACCAAAAGCATTATTTTTTGAAAATGTTGCCGGAATAGCTATGGGTGATAGTTTAACAGTTTTTAAAGATTTTATCGAACAGATAGAGTTTTGTGGATATTACACATATTGGAATATTGTAAATTCTTGGCATTTAGGGGTTCCTCAGGAACGTGAGCGAGTTTATATGGTTGCTATTCGTGATGATATTTCAAATGAGTTTGAAGTTCCAAAAACTATGTTGTTTGGTAGAACTACACAAAGAGACGCATTTTGGGATTTACGAGATAAAACAGAAAAAGACATTAAAAACCATAATACTGAAAGAATGAATGAAAAAATATTTTCTAAGTTTAGTGCGAATTTTAGACAAAATAAATGGGATGAGCCAGCAAAAACTGTATTATCGTCAATACAATCAGCATTATTGTATCCAGAACCATTTTTGAATGTTTCTAATTATGTGGATGCTCATGCTAAACGAGGTTGTTCTGATTTTCCAAGACGTTTATCTGTAAGAGAGCATTTGAGATTGCAAACAGTCGGCGATGATTTTTATTTTCCGGATGATATTAATTTACAAGAACAGTATAATAGATGTTCAGGCGTTCCTAGTTTAGTTGCATATAAGTATGGAATTTCTATAGCTAATTGTTTATTGGGAAATACCAAGATTAGAAAACACGGTACTAAATTAAAGAAATTATTTTAGGAGGTATATGTATGAAAATCGAAACTACGAAACTACAAGAATTAGTATCAAAAGCAACTAAAGGAGTATCTAATAACAAGTTAATTCCTATTACAAGTTTAATTGGTATTAGAGTGAAAGATGGTAATATTATTCTTGAAACAACGGATGCTACAAATTATCTTTATGTAAAAGATGTAATTGATTCTGACCATTTTGATGTTGTAGTTGATGCGGATGTTTTTTCTAAACTCGTATCTCGTATGACAAGCGAATTTATTACTTTGAATATTTTAAATAATGTGCTTGAAGTAATTGGTGACGGTAAATATAAGATAGAGTTACCATTAGATGAGAATGGTCAGTACATTAAATATCCTGATCCGTTATCTGAATTTGGAGATTTTGAAAACGCTCAAACTGTAGATTTAGCAGTTATTAAATCTATGCTATCAAGTTTAAAACCGTCGTTAGCTACTACGCTTGAGGATCCTCAGTATACAGCATATTATGTTGGGGATACTGTGCTTGCTACAGATACATTACAGATTGCGGAATTAAAAAAGAGCATTTTCAAAACACCAGTATTATTAACTAGAGAGTATGTAGATTTACTTGATGTATTTAATTCCGAAAAGATTTCTGTGTGTATTAAAGGAGATAGCGTAGTATTTTCTGATGATAAAAACTGTGTATTTGGTAAATTATTCAGTGGTATAGAAGATTTTAATGTTGCTGGTATAGCTTCTGTTCTGGATATTTCTATGCCATCTATGTGTAAATTTTCTAAAACCGCATTGCTTAATGTTCTTAATCGATTAGCACTGTTTGTACGTCCTTATGATAAAAATGGCATCAGTTTAGTTTTTACTCCAAATGGTTTACAGATATCAAGTAAGAGTGATAGTAGTGTCGAATTAATTCCGTATAAAGAGTCAAACAATTATAAAGAATATAGTTGTATGATTGATATTGAAATGCTTTTGACACAGATTAAAACTAATTCGACTGATGTTATAGAAATTAACTATGGTAATGATTCTTGTATCACACTAACAGATGGTGATATTAGACACGTAATTGCACTTTTGATTGAATAACTTGTTTGAATGCAGTTAGTATAAAAATAATTGTGCTAACTGCATTTTTTACTTGACATTAGTTTATCATGTAGTATAATAATATATAGAAACAGTAAAACATATAAACAAGGAGAAAACTATGAAAATTGTAAAAATCATTTCTAACGTGTCTTTAATTTTTGGTATCTTTTTTATTCTTGGTGCAATCGGTTCATGCGATTATATGACTGAAATTGGGCAATGTTATCCAATCTCACAATTATTTGTAAGGTGTTTTATTGGACTTGTTTGCATGATTCCCGTTTTTGTTGTACAACTTACAGAGGAATGATTTTATGAAATGTCCATATTGTGGAAGTTTAGAAAATAAAGAATCTAAGCGAGAAGAATTAAATGAACACACTGTGATAAGGCGTGTTAGATTATGTTGTAAATGTGAAAGAACGTTCGTGACATTGGAATTTTGTAATGCGATTCATAGAAAGGTTGAGAAATGACGTATAAAAAAGAGTGTCGAAACTGCAAATGGTTGGTAAAATATGTATCGGGTGTGAAATGTGCAAATGTTAAAAGCGGAAAGAATAACGTAGATTTACGTGATTGGTGCAGTAAGTGGGAGGAAAAGAATCGTGACTAGAAGTTCTCTGAAAAATGTTATGAAGTTAATTGATTCAGCAAAGCAGGAATTGCCAGTTGAACAAAGTTTTCTTAATGATTTGAAACGCAGTATTGAATTTGATTCTGCTAAGACAAGTCATATACCGTCAAAAACTTATAAACCGTCTAGTATGAATTGCATTAGAAGTATGTACTATCAGATAACTGGTGCAGAACCGGATGAGTCTCGTCCAAGTTATAACTTTGTTAATATTTGTAATTCTGGTACAGATACGCACGAACGCATTCAGAAATATGTTGCTAATATGATAAATAATAATATAGATTGTGTCTACGTAGATGTTGCACAATTTGTTAAAGATAGAGGTTTGGATTATCTAGATGTAGTTTCTAAAAATGGAATGGAAACAAAATTGTATCATAAAACTCTTAATATGAGTTTTCTATGCGATGGAATAATAAAATATAAGAATCATTACTACATATTAGAAATTAAAACCGAAACGATAAATAAGTGGTATATGAGAGAATATGTAGATAACAGTCATTATAATCAAGGCATAGCGTATTCCATAGCATTTGGAATACCTGATGTTATATTTGTATATATTAATCGAGATATGTTAGATATGAAGGCATATATGTTTACTCCGACCGATGAAATGAAAGAGGAGTGGTTATCACGAATATCTGAATGCGATAATTATGTAAATAGTTTAAAAGTTCCAGATAAGCCCGATAATATTTTGAAAAAAACTTGTAATTACTGCATTTATGCAAGTAGGTGTAGAGAGGATGGATAAAATGACTGATTTGAAAGAACTCAATAAATTGGAAACTTATTTAAAGCTACATAATATTAAGTATGAGCGGTATGATAACGAATTTATGCAGAGTGAATGTGCTTATGTTGAGCGACATCAAATTTGTGTACCGTCAATGAAAGATAAACAGTGGGATGTAATTTGTCAGGCCGGTTCTTTTGGACATGAAGCTGGATTATTAGAATTAATGGGAACACTTGTTGATGAATCTGTAGACGATGTTGTAGAAGGTTGGTTAACTGCACACGACATTATTTCAAGATTAGAAAGTGGTGATAATAAATGATGAAAAAACCTACAAAAGAGCAGTTTGAAGAATATGTACGAATTAGAGATAGTGGAATTACTAATATGTATAATATTAGATTTATTTGTGAAATTTCAGATACAGGATTAACTAGAGATATTTGCTTGTATATAATGAATAGTTTCGTTGAATTGGCGAATGAGTATGAGGTGAGTATTTGAGTGTAAATAGAGGAAAACAATTTGAGAATGTGATAAGAGAGTCTTTTCTTAAAGTTCCAAATGTTTCTATAGACAGATTGCATGACCAAACAACAGGTTTTCGTGGTAGTCAAAATATATGTGATTTTATCGTATATAAAGAGCCATATGAATATTACATTGAATGTAAATCTGTTCATGGTGCAAGTTTACCGTTTAGTAATATTACAGATACACAATATAAAGGCTTATTAGAAAAGTCAAAGATAGAAGGTGTGTTTGCAGGAATTATATGTTGGTGGATAGATAATGATGTTACAAGGTTTATGCCTATACAAGTATTAGATTATTTAAGAGAAGAAGGGTACAAAAGTATTAGATTTGATGCATTTCCATTCAGATTAGACTTATTCCCTATAATTGAAATAAAAGGAAAAAAGAAAAGAGTATTCTTTGATTATAATATGGAGGAATTTTTGAATGGATTGTCCAACGTGTAAATCCGATGAACCTGTTTATGTTGAGTATCGAGAATCTAATAACAAGATGGCAGTGCAGTTGTTAGATATATTTACAAAGATTTGGTGCATAGATACGAGAGTAAAAGGTGATTTAGAGTTTATGTGTAAAGAGTGTCCTTTTGAGGCGAAAGATAACGGTCATTGTTTGATGAAAGAATTTAAGTGCAGATTTTATCCAGATTATAAAGATTTTGGGTCGATGGGAGATTTATAATGAGTGTGATAATTGATGTTCCACAAGTAGCATATAAAACATGGGCATTAGAATACAGAATTTATGATAATGAAGGCAATAGAAATCGTTTACTAGAATATGAAGCCGAACGTGATTTAGAAAAATCATTATCTGATTATAAATATTCGGCAGACCATGACCACGTGAGGTGAAGTCTATGAAGTTCAATTTAACTGATGAAGAACTGGACGAAATTCTTGATGTAAAAGATGATGTGGAAGAAAAATCAAAAGTCATTGACACTATAGTGGAAGGAATAATTTTACCATATTGTAAAGATTTAGATAAATATGTGTCTTTTATTAAGGATTGTCTAAAAGATGGTGAGAATCCGCCGACAACAGATGAGTTAGATGATTTTTGTCTTAATCTTTCCACTTATATTTATTTTGCTGGTGGTATGTGCGAGCAGTTAGGTATTCGTGATGATATTGCAAAAGCTGTGTATAAAGAAATTTATCATACTGCAAGAGCAAGTCAGGAAAAAGGAACTGTAGCAGATAAAGATAGTTTAGCAGAGTTAGCAAGTCAGCAAGAATTTATTGTATCTGCCGCATATACACGAGCATATAAAACTATGAAGATGAAGGTTGAAAATGCACAAGAACTGTTAAGCAGTGTGAAAAAAGTATTGAGTCATAGACTAAGTGAGATTGAATTAACAAGAATAGGAGGTAGTGGTAAATGATTTATGCGTGTGACAGATGTTTGAAGGGTATAGGTGCTAATGAAGATAATTCTCCCGATGCCGCATTGCACATTAAGTTGGGAAATGGAAAAATAATATTGTTGTGCGATGATTGTGCAAGAGATTTTAATAATTTTATGGTTGAACGTATGAAAGAAAGGTTAAACGATGATGAAAGCAAATGAGTATCAAAAATTAGCAAGTAGAACTATAGATAAAAGTTTGAAAAGAATCGATTGGGAATATCACGCACTTCACGGTATGATTGGTGAACTTGGAGAATTACACTCAATTTATCAAAAAGTATATCAAGGTCATAATGATACAGAAGAGCATAAGAAAAAAGAACTTGGCGATTTACTTTGGTTTATAGCTGAATATTGTACAGCCATGAATTGGGAATTGGAAGATGTTATGCAGATGAATATAGATAAATTATTAGCTAGGTATCCAGATGGTTTTAATAGCCAACAGTCTTTGAATCGTAAAAAGGGAGATATTTAAATGGACAGTGTAAATCATCCTGCGCATTATGAAACTGGAAAATTTGAATGCATAGATGTAATGACAGAAGCTATCGGTATAGAAGATGTAAAGGGATTTTGTTTGTGTAATGCATTTAAATACATTTATCGATGCACAAAAAAGCATGTAACTCCTGTGGAAGATGTTAAGAAAGCAATTTGGTATTTAAATAAGTTTATCGAATTGGAGAATGGGTCTAATGATTAAAGTTGAAAATATTGATGTTTGGGGATTTAAACACGCAATTCGTGGTATGAGAAATCCTATGAATAGTTGGGATAAAAGTGATAGTGGATATAGAGCGTCCGGTGAACATTATGAAGATGTAAGTTTCGTTATTGGTTCGAAAGATTTAGAATTAATGAAAAAATTGTATAATGCAGGAACAGAACATAGAAAATATCTAAGACAGATTTTTGTATCTATTGATATTACAGCACCGTTATATTGGTGGAAAGAGTTTGACACCTACAAAGTTGGAACTGTTTCTAATTCCTGTTCTACCATGCATAAGATTGCAGAAAAAGAATTTGAGTTGGATGATTTTAGCTGTGAGCATTTATCTGAGTATTCAGAAGAAAAATTAGAAGATTTGCTGAGTTGGTTGAATATGTGTAGAACAAATTTTAATTTGGATAAAGACAAAGAATATTGGTGGCAGATGATTCAGCTTCTTCCATCTTCTTATAATCAGAAAAGAACTGTTACATTTACCTATGAAAATGTAGTGACTATGATTAGACAGCGTACTGGCCATAAACTTGATGAGTGGCGAAATTTTGTAGGGATTCTTAAAGATTTACCTTATGTTAGGGAGATTATGTATGAATGAAGCCAATTAGTTTTTCGGATTATAAGAAGGTGCAGAAATTATCTTTTAATGATTTTAATTATTGGATTACTCAAATATATACAAGTGCATATAAAGACGGGTATGATGATGGATATAAAGAGTGTATAGATTCGAATAATGAATGTTTGTTGGCAGAAGTTGACGATGATAGAATGATGGAAATTTTATTGTCTGTAAAAGGTATAGGTAGAAATAGAGCAGAGCGAGTAATGGAAATACTATCACAGGAAGGTATATTCGAATGAATTTTCATGGAATTACAAAGGCAAGTTTTGTCGATGGCGAAGGAATAAGAACAGTTTTATGGGTTGCAGGATGTGAGCATCACTGTGATGGTTGTCAGAATGATTACACTTGGAATCCTAATGGCGGTGTTCCTTTTGATGGCAAAGCCGCTACATATCTCTTGCATTGTCTTGAAAAGCCGTATATTGATGGACTTACACTTTCTGGTGGAGATCCTATGCATCCTATGAACAGAAAGTCAGTTGCATGGCTGGCAGAGCATATTAAGAAAATTACAAATAAATCTATATGGATGTACACAGGTTATTTATGGGAACAGATAAAAGATGAGCCAGTTATGCAGTATATTGATGTTGTAGTGGATGGGGAGTATAAGAAAGAGTTATCGCCGGATAAATATGTTGGTAGTAGTAATCAGCGTATTATAGACGTTCAAAAGTCTTTGCAGACTGGAGGTGTTGTATTATGGGTTTAAAATTAGATGAAATTGTAAAAGAAATTAATAAAAGAAATAAAGAAGAAATTATTACTAAAGGATTAGGCGAGTTTCATTATCAGAGAATACCGTTTACTTCACCAAGAATGAATTATTGCACATTCGGTGGGCTTCCAATAGGAAAGATAACAGAATTTTATGGTGAAGAGCATGGAGGTAAGACTACTACTGCTTTAGATATTGTTGCTAATTATCAGACTATGCCAGATGCACGAGATATTTTATATGTTGATGCTGAGAATACTTTTGACACAGAGTGGGCACAAAAGTTGGGAGTAGATATATCAACACTTTATATTTTACAGCCAAAATCTCAATCAGCAGAAGAAATTTTTGAAATCATATGTAATGCAGTAGATACTGGAGAAGTTGGTCTATGGGTATTAGATAGTATCGGGGCATTATTATCACAGCAAGAACTTGAGAAAACTATGGAAGAAAAAACTTATGGCGGTATATCACAAGCATTGACAAAGTTTGGTAAAAAAATAGAAATGTTAATGCAACGACATAGATGTACAGGAATAGGCATTAATCAGATTAGAGAAGATTTAAACAGTGCGTGGGGTGGAATTAGCACTCCTGGTGGTAAAGCGTGGAAACATTTCTGCGCAGTTCGTTTACAATTTACCCGCGGTAAATTTATAGATGAGAAAGGAAACGAACTTACACGTTCAGCAGAAAACCCTGTTGGTAATATTGTACTGATGAGTATGACAAAAAACAAAACTGCACCACCGACAAGAAGAACGGGATTTTATACAATTAATTACAGTTTTGGCATTGATTATTTAAAAGATTTAGTAGATGTTGCTATTAAATATGATATTATCCAAAAATCTGGTGCTTGGTTCGATATCGTAGATTCTGATACTGGAGAGATAATCGAAGGTAAAATACACGGTCAATCAAATGTGTACAAGTTTTTAAGTGAAAATAGAGAGGTTTTGGAACGTATCGAAATTTTAGTTAATAAGAATATGTTTGAAGAATGAGTGCAAAATTTTTGCACTCTTTTTTATTTTTAGTGTTGACAAAATTAAAATTATGTAGTATATTATTTATAGAAACAAGAAACACTATAAAAACTATAAGAGAGGTAATTAAAATGACAAATGTAGAAATTATTGCAAGTGCGATGGCGGCAAATGAAATTGATTTTGATTTAGAAGTTGACACAGTTGTTGGATGGAATAGAAAAGGATTCAAAGTTAAGAAAGGAGAACATGCCGCATTTAAAACAAAGATTTGGAAACCTCGTAAGCGTACTAAAGAAGAACTTAAAGAACTTGCTGAAAACGGTGAATCAGAAGATACAAATAGCAGACTAATCCTTGTAAATGCCAATTTCTTTACAGAAGAGCAGGTAGAAAAAGATACACGAAAGAAGAAATAAATATTAATTAGTAGTTGACTTGTTTATTTGTATGTAGTATAATAAATACATAAACAAGTCAACTACAAAAACTTGAAAAGAGGGCAGTATGAGATTAGTAAAAGATTTTGATGCGGACTGTAAAGATGGAAAGTATGTAGTTAAAGTTGAAGTCGATAAAAATTATCCGGCAATAACTGTGTATGATAATAGAGTTGGAAATGAAAAAGAGTATTACTCGATTTATCATAAAGTGATAAAGAAAATACGAAAGAATAAAGATTGTTATGTTTTATACGTGTGAGGATGATTAATATGCTTTGGAAGATTTTTGGATATGATGCGAGAGGTAGACATAGATATCTGTGTAATATGGAAGCAGATAGTTTTGATGAAGTTATGAAGAAAGCAAGAAGTTATTTTGGATATCTGAATGTTACAGGAGCACAGCCGTGTTAGAAGCATTAAAATATTGGTCAGGAACTTTTGAAATTGACGGTCAAACATTTAATGATATAGAACGTGCAAAAACGCTTTTTAAGAGCAGTAATGAAGAAACACGTATACTTTTACACTCTAAGCAGAATAAGCGTGTTCCTGAGCGTCTCCAGAGCGAGAAACAGCAATATAAGATTACTGTTAAAGAATATATGACTAGAAAAGCAAGTCCCAGTTTTGATTTTATGGCAAAGTGGAATAATGATAACCCTATGCCATTAAGAACAATGGTGGGAACAATCGAAAAAGAAACTCGTGGTATGGTATATATGAATTTACATGGACAAGCTGAGTCTGTAGTGAAATGTATGCGCTGTGGTAGAACACTCACAAATGAAGTATCTAAGATGTACGGAATTGGACCTGAGTGTATCACAAAAGTTCCGTTTATTATGAATTTAGATATGAATGATGTAGAAGGAATTAAAAAGAAACTAGCTGATGTAAAGTGGAGCGGTTGGATTATAAAAAGCGCAATTATTGAAGAAGAAACAATTTAGTTTATTGGCACTCATGGCGGAATTGGTAGACGCGCCGGACTTAAAATCCGTTGACCTTTAGTCGTGAGGGTTCGACTCCCTCTGAGTGCATTAGAAATGAAATCTAGCAGAGCGGTGAACTTTTCACAATCAATTGTGATGAAGCAGATACCGAGTTGGGTCTGAGATAACTTTACGGAGAAGAGATTCTAGTTGATGAACTTTGGATGGACCGCTCATTTTGCCTCATAGTCTAATTGGTAAGACACAGGACTTTGACTCCTGTATTACTGGTTCAAACCCAGTTGGGGCAGTAATAGTTTATTAATAGAGAGGTATTAACTATGAGCAGATTTGAAATTATAAAAAACGGAACTGATGAAGAAAAGACACAAGTGCTGTGTGAAATTGTTGAACTTGTATATAATAAGATTGAAGAAGAATGTTATCTTGATGGTGAACCGTGTGATTATTGTCCAGCAACAAACTTTTGTAAACGTGGACACACAGGATTTTTAGATTGGTAATAATGAATACATACGATATATTTACTGGTAAAGAGTTAGAGATTGCAGAATTAATTCAAATGCGTAGACTCTGCTTGTTGATTCATTCCTGTATTTATTATAAACTAAATACGAATTTGGTTACTGATAAAAAATGGGATGAATGGGCACGAGAGTTAGTTGAGTTACAGAAAAATTATCCAACTATTTCAAAACAAGTTATATGGTATGATGCATTTTCAGATTGGGACGCAAGTACAGGAGCATTTTTACCACTAGATGATGATTGGGTAATTAAAAAAGCAATGCAATTAACTGGAAAACGTATTGAAAATTCTAAACCCGTAGTTAAGAAAGCTGGTAGATTATTTTGATTGGTGTTTATAAAAAAGTTCCAGTTACGGTGAGAGCACTTCAATGGACTGGTAGAAATGATGAAGAAGTCGAAAAGTTTATTGGAGATTGGTTTTTAGGTTATGTAGACAATTGTGTAAAATTTTCTCCAACAGAGCAGTATAAAAGTGTTCTGTTAAAATTAAAAACACTCGAAGGTGTAATGTACGCATCTATTGGAGATTATATTATTGAGGGTGTTGATGGAGAATTTTATCCGTGTAAACCGGATATCTTTGAACAAACCTATAGTTTCCTCGGATTTATTTAATTAAAAGTTTTTAGTGTTATTTTTGAAAAGCTATTGACTTTACGTTAAATATGTAGTACAATAATAGAGTAAGAGAGAGCAATATGAATATAACAATAGTTGGAAATAAAGAAAATTTAAAAGTTGACCCAAAAAATCCTGAGGTTATTGATTATAAAAAAGCATTAAATTATAAACAAGTTAATATGATAGGCGTTAATTCTATCGTTGTAAGAAGATTTGATGATGAATCAATTATAATAACGCAGACTGCCGGGTATAGTAGATTGAGAGGATTTTTTGTAGATGTATATTAGACCAACCAGATTTTATTCAGATAAACAAGAAAAGAAAGTAGCCAAAGAAATTAGTGGTAAACAAACATCTAATAGTGGAGCGACAGCATTTCAGAAGGGTGATGTTTATACAGATGATTGGCTAATTGAATGCAAGACAGTAACATCTGAGAAGAAATCTGTCAGTATTAAGAAAGAGTGGTTAGAGAAGAATAAAGAAGAAGCATTTGCAATGAATAAAGAATATAGTGCATTAGCGTTTGATTTTGGAGATGGAAATAATTATTTCATAATAGATACGAAAACTTTTAAAAAACTATTAAACATGATTGAAAAGGAGAAAGAACATGGAAATTAATTGGATTGAATCGAAAAGTCGTTCCGAAAGAAGTGATGCAGAGGTCAGTGTTAGAAGAACAACTGCTGGTGGAGCAGTTAAAACTGCTGTTTATTTTAGAAATCATGCGGATAAAAAGATTACTCATACGCAGTATCTTATGTGTGGAATTACTCCTAATAGAATTTACTTTAAAGAGGTTGAACCAAATACTGGTGGTTATAAAGTTGGTACAAATGGAAAAGGCAGTAAAACTATGAGAGTAACAATTTCTGCAAACTTAGTTAAGTTTTATGGTGATTATACTCTTGAATATGATTCTATTCGAAATATGTATTTTATTGAAAAGAAGGGAGATTGAAATGAAAGGTCAGAGAAATGAAGTTGTTTCACATCTTAATTCATTTGGTGCAATTACATCAAAAGAAGCGTTTGAAATGTATGGAATTACACGATTAGCCGCAATTATACATGATTTAAGAATTATGGGTTATAATATTGAAACTGATATGATTGTTGGAAAAACACGGTATGGTAGCACATGTCAGTATGCGAGATACGTTTTAGTGGAAGAATAGGTGAATATGAATGAGTAAAAAAACATCTAGAGATGTTGCTATTTTAAGTGGATGTATCTGGAATAATAACACAAGATTAGTCGCTAATGCTGTAAATTATAACGCTCAAATACTTAAAAATGTGTTGGACAGAGTAGCAGAATTGGAGAAGCAACATGCAAATATGATTTGTCCTTATTGTGGAGCAAGGATGGAAAGGGAACATGAATGACAAGAGAAGAGGCATTAACTGAAATAAAAGAACGTATCCATATAACTGAGTATGTGGGAAGTAATTATGTTGATTGTGTGAATATTGAAGCATTGAGAATGGCAATAGAAGCACTGAAAAACAGCGAACGAATTGCAGAATCCTCACAAAATGTATCGAATGACGATTCGATTTCTAGAAAAGAGGCGATTGATGCGGCGAAACATGCATGGGCAAAGGGGCTTGAACCATCTCAGTACATTGAGGACTTGCCATCTGTACATCCAAAATTTCCGGAGAACTGGTGGAAAACTGACCACGGCTATATGTGGCTCTGTCCACATTGCGGTTTGCCAGCACACAGTGATTTTGAAGAGTGCTTGAGATGCGGCACAAAAAGACCAGCCGCACAGCCAGAGTCACATTATTGCAGAGAATGTAAGTGGAGTCGATGCCGCGTTAATGTGGATATATATGGAAATATCGAAACGTATTGGCACTGTCATAATTGGGACGGTGCGACAGATGAAGAAGGATATTGTCATGAATGGGAAAGGAGAACAGCGTGAGACTAATAGATGCTGATGCACTGCTGGATATATTAGCAGATAGGCTGATAAAGGTATCAGAAAGATATGGAGATGATCCGGCTGTGGCAGGAGCTGTTTCTGGTGTTATGAGATTAGTTGAAGTACAGCCTACCATCGAACAGCCACACTGGACTCCGTGCAACGCTGGAATGCCGAAGATAAACAAAGTTGTACTTGTCACATGCAAGACAAAAAATAATAGACGCTTTATGGATCGTGCGAAATGGACTGGCGACATATGGACAAGGGCAACAGATGAAATGTACAAAGTCAGAAGTGCAAAAGTTGAGTTTTTAGCATGGATGCCATTGCCGGGACTATATAGAGGAGAGTGAAAAGTGTTAATAAGTCAAGTAACGTCAGTTGGTTTTAAATTACCAGAAGAGTATGAACAAATGATTCAATTTATTGCAAATAACGATATGAATGAATGGAAACAATATGAGAATACACAATATGCAACTTTTGTTAAGACTACACATAATACTATAACAATGAAAGGTAAAGAATAATATGGCAGTAAAATCATTAGCAATTAAATATAGACCAACTATATTTGACGATGTTGTAGAGCAAGAATCTATTAAGATAATTCTTAAACAACAATTAGAATCTAACGAGGTTAAAAATGCATATTTATTTTGTGGTGGTGCCGGTACTGGTAAAACTACGTGCGCAAGAATCTTTGCTAATGAAATAAATAATGGGCAAGGAAATCCAATAGAAATGGATGCCGCAAGTAATAGTGGTGTTGATGATGTTAGAGAAATACTTCATCAGGCACAAACAAAGTCAATAGACAGCGAGTATAAAGTATTCATCATAGATGAGTGTCACAGCATATCTAATACTGGTTGGCAAGCGTTTCTTAAATTGATTGAAGAACCACCAGCAAAGAGTATTTTTATATTTTGCACTACAGACCCACAGAAAATACCTAAAACAATTCTTTCTAGAGTACAGAGATATGATTTCCAGAGAATATCTCAGCAAGGTATTGTAGATAGGCTTGATACAATTTTGGAAAATGAACGAGATGAAGATGATGCCCATGATATTGATGCTATGGAATATATAGCAAAGATAGCAGATGGTGGTATGAGAGATGCTATTACACTGATGGATAAATGTTTAGCATATTCAAAAGATTTAACTTTAGATAATGTAGTAAAAGCGTTAGGCTTTGTAGATTATGATATCATGTGGAAATTGTTCGATTCAATTATAAATCGAGACATGAAAAAGTCTGTGGAGATTATAGAGTCGATACACGCAAGTGGAAAAGATTTGAAAACATTCATTAAGAGTTTTGTTCAGTTTCTTTTAGATATATGTAAATATAATTTAGGATGCGATTGGAGATACATTTCAATGCCTAGATTAGTAGAATACGAAGATAAGTTAAATGCACTGAATACTGAGCAATTTAACACGTGTGATAGTATTCTAAACACATTTATTAAACTGAATAGTGATATCAAGTATTCAACTATTCCAAAATATGATATTGAAGCAACTATTTTTCAGTGTATGATTCAGGAGGATTAGAATGATAATTGGACAAAAAGAACTAACAAAAAAGTTATATGAACAGATTCACCATGATGAACTTGCACGATTTATCATTTTAGTTGGACCAAGAGGAAGTGGTAAACATTTAATTTCAATGTTTATAGCAGATGAATTAGATGCAATTCCTTATTGGGTAGACACTAAAGTAGATGCAATTCGTGATGCTATTACAAGTTCTTATAAAATTACACAGCCGGCGGTGTATATGATAGAACACGCTGATAATCTGTCTATGTCAGCAAAAAATGCACTCTTGAAAGTCACAGAAGAACCGCCCAACAATGCTTACTTTATTATGACTGTAGAAGATATAGTTGGTGTTCTTGGAACAATTAGAAGTAGAGCATCAATTTTTTATATGAATCAATACACACCGGATGAGATTGAAGAGTATATTGATTATAAATTGTCAGATGTGTTTAATTTATCTAAGTTTTCGATACAGATTTTAAAAGACATTTGTGATACACCTGGGGACGCTGATTTGCTCGTAACAAATACAAATGTAGAAGAGTTTTATAATTATGTAGAACTTGTTACGGATGCGATTGCAGAAGTATCTGGAGCAAATTCATTTAAGATTGCTAGTAAAGTAGCATTGAAAGATGGTGAATCGGGATATGATTTACAACTATTTTGGAAAGCGTTTGTAAAGATTTGTGTAAATAGAGCATTAAGTAATACAGAAGCGAGTTCTGATTTTGTAAAGTATGGTAATGCAATTCCAATTACTGGTAAGTATTTACAGAAGTTACGGGTTCGGGGAGCAAATAAACAGATGTTGATGGACCAGTGGATTTTAAGTATTAGAGAGGCTTGGATGTAATGGACGTTTTATCAGTAAAGAGTCATATTAAGTCAAAGAGCATCGATTCATTTTATATATTTTCCGGTCCTGAATGGGAAGTTCAAAAGATATATATTAAACAACTGGCTAAAGTAAAAAACATGGAAGTAATACGTATAGATTCTATATCTTCTATATACAGCAAGCTAAAGAATAAATCATTTGTCAGCAAGTCAGTTTGTTATGTTGTGCGTGACGATAAAGATTTGATTCAAAATGAAGATTTACAGAAGCAGTTAATAAATGGATTATTGGGAGACAATCTGCTAATATTATTGATTACAAATATAGATAAGCGTACTAAGTTTTATAAAGCATATAAAGACAAGATTGTTATATTTGAACCACTTGCAGATTCAATACTGATTAAGTACATTCAGAAAAATCTTCCATTATCTACAAAGTTCGCTAATGAATTAATAGAAGTTTGTGAGCATGATTATGGAAGAATACTGTTAGAGATTGACAAGATAAACCGATTTTTAAACAGTTCAGAATATCTAAAGCCCGATGTTTTGAATGCTGATGATGCTTTTGTAAAGTTGCTGAACGACGGAACAATTTATCGACCCGCTTGTGATTCTATATTCAACTTTGTAGATGAGATTCTTCAACGAAAAGATATTGATAAGATTTATGATTTATTGAGACAGTGTTATGAAGTTGGAGAAGCTACTCTTGTTATGTTGTCAGTGTTGTATGCAAATGCTAAAGCAGTTTTACAAGTGCAAAGCTGTGAAAGTTCTGATATAATTAAGACAACTGGATTGACGAGTTGGCAAGTTAAAAATGCTAAAAAACATATGCATCGATATACTAATCGAGAACTTGTTAATATCATGAAATTGATTTGGGAATGTGAACAAGGAATAAAAACTGGAAAAATAGAAGAACAGTTCGTAATGAATTATTTACTGGTGAAAATATTATGAAGCGAAATACTCCGTGTAAAGATTGTAAAAATCGAGAACTTTATTGTCATGCAAGCTGTAAACTGTATATAGAATGGAAACAAGAACAAGATGAAGTTTTGCAAGAAATTAAGAAAGAGAAGCAATTACAGAGAGATATTGAGGACAGAGTGCGTAATGTTAAACGAAGAATTAGTACAAGAAAATTTAGATGATAAACGGGAAAATTTTGAAAAATTTCCAAAATATCGAAAATGTTTGAGATGTGGTAGAAAATTGATTGACCCTGAGAGAATTGCACTAGGGTACGGAAAAGTTTGTGAAAAACGTGTCAATCGAGATGTGAGAAAATTCAGACTATTTGACAAAAAATCTGACAAATAAGAAATAATAAAGTTGTCGAACAATTCAAACAAGTTTGACTTGCGTAAATTGCGCGACAACTTTAATAAAAATAAAATTGACTGAAAGTTTAGAATTGCTAGAATATTCTGAAAATAAAAATCTGCAGGGTGGGTGTTTTTCTGGAGCGGTTGGCTTTCGCCCCAGAATCTTTTTTTTGTTTCTTTTGTACTTTGATTTATTTTCTATTTAAATACTCCCAATCATCAACTTCCGAATCTGTTTTGTATGCATTCCAAATTTTTAATACTTTGAATCCGTTTCCCCGAAGGTCTTCGGCCATTTCTTTGTTCGTTTTATAAAAATCATCTCGGATAATTTTCAGATTGTTATTGGTTGTTCTAACAAGTGCGGTTTTCATGTTTTGCTCCTTTGTTGTAGGTGGTTGTCATTGCTTTATCTATATAATATATTATACTACATATTTATATCTGTCAAGTGTTTTTGAAAAAATTTCCAAAGATTTTTTGTCGGGTGTGTTTCTTCTTATTATATATATGTAGTAAAATATTTTTAAAAGAATTTTCCAAAACTACTTGACAAATATAAATATGTAGTATAATATAGTATATGTAAACAAGATATAAAACATTATAGAAAAGGAGAACATTATGAAAAAACAGAACCTTTGGACAATAGCCGATTGCACTAGAATCATTAATGAAAATAAAGATAATACAGCATACTTTGACCGCTCCTATTCTCAGTGCGATATGTGGAATATGTTGCGTTATAGAATGCAGTTTGGAGAAGCGGAAACGGCAGTTATTATAGCCGCATTAATTAAAGCTGGTGCAAAGTTTAAAATGAGTTAAAATTAATACTTGACAAATATAAATATGTAGTATAATATAGTATATGTAAACAAGATATAAAACACTATAGCAAAGGAGAACGTTATGCAGATTACAATGAAATACGATAGAACAAACTTTTTTGGAACTAGAACCTACTGCGAGGATGTTAGAACCTACGCCACAGTGGAAGATATAAAGAAGTGTTTTCGATATCTCAAAAAGCATCCGGATTCCGCAGTACAGATTGATGAGGAGTCGGAACCCAGTACAATTTACTACTGGGAAACATGGGCCGATTATGACCTTGAAAAATTGACCATAAAACAGTATGACCGTTTTGGAGGATACTCCCTCTCCGTTGCTTCTTTTGATAATGTAAAGAATGAATTATACAATGAACACCGCGCCAACATCCGATAATTGAAAAGTAAATGTTTCACGTGAAACATTATAGGAGGATATTATGAACACAGCAAAACTGGAATATATTGATGGAATATATGTAGCCAGAGTATTAACAAATAATTATGACTGCGGTATTGTAAAGAAGTGCAAAACATGGGGCCAAGTTATGGACTGGTTGAGTCTATATCATGTTACGGAGATAAAGCATATTAACATGAGTAAAGATACACGGAAACATATAGAAAAAGCAATTTTTGGTATTTGAAATTTCTATAAATAAATTTTCAAAAACACTTGACAAAACTAATTATGTACTATAATATAATATATAGATAAAGCAATGATGCCAGATAACAAAAGTAACACAAGCGCCGTTGTTCCAATGAGTGCTGACTGTGAATGTTTAATGATTCATTGCAATAACTCAAAACACTATAGAAAAGGAGATATTAAAAATGAACAAAAAACAGATTGGAATGCTGGAAAATTATCGCCGTGCCACAGCAACAAACCTTTGGGATGTATATACAACTTTTTCAAAAGCAAAAAGTAATGCATATGATTACTGCCGCCGTGTACAGTATGAAATGCACGGAACTGCTGGTCGTATTTGTAGCGCCAATACCTATTGTTTCACTTATGCATTTACCTATGTAAACGACAATGGAAAAGAATCATTGTGCTATATTACGCCCAGCAATGATTATACTTTTGAAATTGAGGATTGATGCAATGAAATACAAATATTATATAAATCATAATGAGGCTTCGGAAAAAGTGGTCCGCTCCATAGTGGGTGGGACCACTACCGAAGAAGCAACGAAAAAAGCAATCACAAATTATTTATATGATGCAAACTGTAGAATTTTATCTTTTGAGTATAAAAAAGGAATTGTTATAACTGTAGAAATTGTTCCAGCATTTTATACAATTAGAAAAATAATGTGGTCGTTTTTATCACATATGCAATTGGAACAATGTGATAATTCACATATTAATGTGAATTATATTAATACCAGAGTGAAATTTCCAGAAGAGCCGACTCTGGAAAAAGTTGAAAAAAATCTATATAAATTTAAAAATAGGTATTGACAAGTTTAATTATGTAGTATAATATAGTATACGTAAATAACAACTATAAAAACTATAGAAAAGGAGAAAACATGAAAAAGATTACATTGTATATTGGCCTCAATGACAAGGATTCTAAAATTCAGGAAATTAATACGGTGGACGCTTATAAAATTGTAACCAATGTATTTACCGAAGCAACGGGCGGCGCTACAATCTATGAGGGGCGCGGCGTATACACTCACAACAACGGGGAGATTGTACAGGAAACTACACTAATTTGTATTGTATATGATGCTGATATTTCAACAGTAAAGAGGGCCGCTGACTTCTTAAAAGTTGCACTCAATCAAGAATCGATTGCCATTGAAACGGCAGAAATTAATTCCGAATTTTATTAAAAAACTTTTTCAAAACCCCTTGACAAAACTAATTATGTACTATAATATAGTATATGTAAAGAGAAACAAACAAAAACACTCAAAACACTATAGAAAAGGAGAAAAAACAATGAAAAAAGAAAACCTCGAAAAAATGACTGGTCGTGAACTTATTGCCGTAGCGGATTCTTTTAACATCAAAGTTGCAACGAACAAAGAACGGACTGGCCTCAAAGAATCCAAAGCAAAAGTTATTGAAAAGATTATGGCCGCACTTCCCAAAGAAGAAAAGAAGGTTCGAAAACAGAAAAGAGAAAATAAACATACTCTGGAAAAGGCCAGAGAAGTATTAAATTCAATTGATGGCGTAAAAACTAATGATTTTGGTAAAGGTTCCAGTGTATTTGTAAATGGAAAGAAAATTATGGAAATTCGGCGTAGATTGGAAACTATTAGAATTTATGTGAAAAACGAAACACTTGTGAATGCTGGTATTAGTGATAATCTTTTTGTAAAAAGAGAAGATAATCCCACAGGCACTTCCAAGCTGGACACATCTGTATATGTTGCTTTTGAAAATATCGCCGATGTAATTCAGGCAATTTGTAAATAAGCTAATATGGTATATATGCAAGCGGGAGAGAAAAAAATCTTTCGCTTGCATGAAATTAATACTTGACAATCCTAATTATGTAGTATAATATAGTATATAGATAAAGCAAGTAAACAACTTTTCAGATGGAGGATAACATGAAAAAAGAGTATACGGTAATCTGGACGTGGAACGATAATAGCTGTGGAAAATATGATGTAGCCACAAAACAGGATGCTGAAATGATGGCACGGCAATTGTATTTTAACCCAGATATTATAAGTGTAGTAATAAGTGATAAGGTTGTGGATATGAATTATCAGGAATCCCAGTTTTACCTCGCCCAGTTTGAATCTGAAATTGAGCCGTTACCAGAATATTACACAAAAGAAGAGTTGGAGGACGTAGAATAATGAGGTGTGGTTTTGTATGCAGTGAAAAAACCGGAGAGATAATATACGAGTTTACACCTATGCAAGTATTTATGGGTACTCAATATATGAATGCATGGGCAGTAGGAAGATATTATACAATTGTTAATACTGAAAAGAGCCGTGATAAATATATTATTTGGGTGAGATAAAAAACCTGAAATAGACGGCGGGAGAAATAGAAAAGAAATATCTAATTATTTACTACTCGTATATATACAATAATATCAAAATATATCCGAAAACCGGGGGCGATAAAAGAAGAAAAATAATAAAGTTTCACGTGAAACATATACTTAAAAATACAGTAAAATCAATATAAAGAAGTAATATTGAAAAGATAGATAAAAGAGAATAGATAAGGGAGCATAAGAAGTAGTAGAGGATAGTAGAGAGTAGTTAGGAGAGTAGTTTAGGAAAAACAAAAGAGCACAAGCACGAAAGACAGACACCTAATGAAATTTACACCAACATCAAAACACCGCTGTTCCTGAGCGTTTCTGAGCGTCTGGATCGTATTCTAGCAAGTGCCTGTATATACTGATTTTATACTATGAAAAAATACTTGAAAAAGTTGTGGAAAACTACTTGACAAATATAAATATGTAGTATAATATAGTATATGTAAACAAGATATATAAGCGTTATAAAAGTTGCGTTTTGAGAAAAGGAGTATCTGAACATGAAATATACAGCAAGAATGAAATGTGCCGGGGAACAGGCAGTGCGTTTAATGAGCGAAAAAGCACAAAAGTTTTACAATGAAACGGAAATAGATATTTATGAATCGGGAAACCGATATGCTTACACTTTAGCAGGTGAAACCCGTTGCGGTTTAACGTTTGATGAATTGACAGAAGAACTTGAACAGTTAGCAGATATGTTTGCATAAGGAGGGAGATATAAGCTATGAAAACAAGTAAGAGTGATTATTATACAGTATTGAAACAAGTAGTACAGGACCGTTTATATAATGAATATATAAGCGAAAATACAGCACTCCAGCGAATATATGAGAATCAATTGGAACTAATAAACACGCTTATTTTTAAAGCGCGTAGTAGTACAAATTGATTATATGTGATATGTCAAGTTGTGCAAAATAACGATAAAGTATTTTTTTCTCTACGTGCAAAATACAACACCAGTTGTGCAAGTTGCACAGAAAAAGCAAGTTCATAAATAATGAGTGATAAAAAGGAGTATAGTATGAGAAAAATAGCAGTAAAGCATGATATACAAGTACCGGGCTGGGGAACGATAAAAGAAGGTACTCAATATGAAGTAGACAAGTACAATTCCAGATATGTATATGTTAAACCACATGAGCATGTTACACTCCGATTAGCAAGGAAAGGCGATTGTACTATCTTATATTAGTTATAGAAAAAATCTATTAGACAATATTATAATTATGTAGTACAATATAAGAGTAGAAAACAAATAAACTATAGAAAGTATAGAACTATGAAAAAGATAACTAATAAAGCACTGAAAACAATTGGAATTGGGACTCGTTTATACGATACTATATCTCATAAACAAGTGATGGTGAATGCAATCGAGTTTAACTATTATATCGTTGACTTACTTATGAAAGATTCAGAGACACTCAAAAAGAACTATATGCTGGTCAGATAAGGAGGGTATTATGGAACGTGTAGTATTTAATTGTAATTACATTAGCGATAGAATAAAAGAAGATGTAGCAAAAGCACTCAAAGATGGAAAAGCTGTACACATTGGAACCAGTTGTATTGGACACACTCGCGCCGCTATGATAGCATATGAGGCAGAAAAGCTGTATAAAGAACTGGGAGCGCACAAAATCGATGATTCTAATTATTGGATGCTATAAAGGAGATATAGTATGCACTATGAAATGAAAAGAAATGGCAATATATACAGCATAGAAAAAGCATATAACTGGAGAGAGCATGTACCTGTATATATAATTGATGTATACAATCCTAGTTCATATACACGCAGTAGGGCCTATTATTATACAGCTGGTGCATTCTTTGAAATTGCATACTTTGCCTCATTTATACACGCAGTCAGATTTTTAAAGGCGAATATAAATAGAATGTAGAACACGCAGAAACGCTCAGGAACGCAGTAGAAATAAAGCAAGTGTGTATTGTTCTGTATAAGCATAAATGATAGCGTATATGTGAAAAATAAAAGCTATTGTTTCACGTGAAACATCCAGAAAATTAATTGAAAATTGGAAAAGAATGTTATACAATACGAATAGGAGAACATGTAAATGGGTAAGAAAGATAAAGAAGATAATACAAATATGACACTTGCAAGTGAATTATTACATGAATTAAAAAGAACATCAAAACGTTGGTTTATAGCATTCTGTATTATGTGCGGATTAGAACTTGCTACAATAGGAATTTTTATTTGGTATATAACAATTCCTACAGAAGAAACACAAGTTGAACAGGACGCAGAAGGCTCCAACTATAATATTGTTGATGGAGGTACTATCAATGACAACAACGATAACTTATAAAAGACGGTCAGTGAGAAGCCGTAGACCTAGAAATACGACCAGAGTTTCCAGAAAAGTCAGAAGAACACGGGGGCGATAATTATGCCCCGTACTAATAATATAATGATTAAAAAACTCCAGGCCGCTATTAATATGCAGTTTGGAGTACGTTTGTTGATAGACAGAAACCAATGGTTTTCTGAAAAAGAGAATAGACCAGTTACAATGTACGTTATAAAGCAGTCGCATAAACGTAATGGCCGAGAATATAAAGAAGAACTTTTTAGGTCATATTCTCAAATACAGGTAGTTCTTTTTTTACGTGATTATTGGTACGAATTAAACGGATGGGAAGTGCCTAAAGATAATCCAGATTGGGAAAAAGCAAAAGAATATTACTACACAAAAAATAAAGCAACCGAAGAAACAACACAGGAAAGGCTGGTGAATGATAAGTATGCTAAACGAGATACATTTGACCCCGAAGCAACAAACATTTGTTGATGCTTTTATGGAAAGCAATGACCCATATATTGCTATTGACGCTGTAAATAGGTTTGAAGGCGAACAGAAGAGAAAAGCTGTGTGGAAATATATGCATGATAAGAATGTAGCTAATGCAATAAAGCAGAGACAAGAACAACGAAAAAAAGATAGCATTGCAACAAGTCAGCAAGTAATGGAATTTTATACTAAAGCTATGAATGGTGAGATAAAAGACCAGTTCGGGTTGGATGCTACATTAGCAGATAGAATAAAAGCCGCAAACGAGTTAGCAAAAAGAACAGTTGATTTAGATAACAGGTTAAATGGTAAACCCGATGCTCAGATAGAAATAAAGCTAACTTGGGAATAAAGCCTTTCCATGGGCACGTGACTATATTTTCTTTAGGCCATGTTCCGATTCTTTTCAATTTGTAGTTGCGTGAAACTGTCTTTTCATAGAGTTACCCTCCTAATATGATAGATAATTCGAATAGTTACAATGCTTAAAAGAAAAGAAGTGAAACACACAGCATATTGACAGAAAGGAGAATAATCAATATGACTTGTACAGCAAACTATTTAATTGCAATTGGTCAGCAAGCTGTAAAAGAAGGCTGGAAGTATGTATATGGGGCAAAAAAGCAGAAGTTGACAGTTGCACAGATTCAAGCACTCAGAAGAATGTATGGAAGTAATGCAGTGTGGCCGAGTGATGATGCAAAAGCAGGACACATTTGTTGTGATTGTAGTGGACTCATTTCAGCCGCTACTGGAATTATTAGAGGTTCTGCTCAGTATTATTCTACTGCTATTGAACGTGTGCCTATTTCAAAAAGAAGTAGTAAGCACAGAGGTTGGGCAGTATGGATGAAAGGTCACATTGGAATTTATGATGGTGATGGTGGTTATTATGCTATGGACGGTTCTGCTAGAAATGCAGTGCATTATCCACTCAGCAAAAATAAATTTACGCACTTATTAAAATTATGTGATGTTGATTATAGTGGAAGTTCTGCAACACCTGCCCCCGCTGTAAAACCTCAGCCTAGTGGTGGTTCTTACAATTCAGCAGTTCAATTTACATATGCAGTACGCATTGAAGGTGGAAAGATTCTTCCATCTGTAACTAATCTTGCTGACTATGCAGGCATTCGCGGTAAAAAGATTACTGATGTAGCTATCTGGTGCGATAAAGGTGCTGTGAAATATCGTGTTCACGTTCTTGGTGGTAATTGGCTTCCTTGGGTAACAAAACATGATTGGCAAGATGATGAAAACGGTTATGCAGGTATTGGAAAACCGATTGATTTAATTCAAGTATCACATAGTGGTGTGAACGGTCAAAAAGCACAATATAGAGTAGCACCTGTTAGAAAAAATTATTATCCTTGGCAGTTTAATACAGAAACAGCAGGTGGACAAGATGGTTATGCAGGAACAGTTGGTGTAGCAATCGATAGATTTCAATTATTCTAAATAATTATGCAGATTAAAGTACCTATGCAAGAAATGATTATACCGAAATATAAAGATTTATTTTTCGATATAATGAAACATAAGCACGTCCATTATGTTCTTGCTGGTGGTCGTGGTAGCACAAAATCATCTTTTGTTGGTGGTATTGTGCTACCACTTCTCATTATTAGCAATCCAACAGTTCATGCGGCGTGTTTTCGTAAAGTAGCAAATACAATTCAAAATTCAATTTTTTCTCAAGTTGTCTGGGGTATTCATCAATTAGGTTTAGAAGAATACTTTAAAATCCCAAAAACATATGCAACACCAATCGTATATAAACCGACAGGACAGCAGATATATTTTATGGGTTTGGATGACCCAATGAAAGTAAAGTCAATAAAGCCCAAATTCGGTTATATCGGTATCACGTGGTTCGAGGAATTAGACCAGTTTGCTGGTGAGAATGAACTGCGTACTGTTACTCAGTCTACTATGCGTGGTGGTGATACATTCTGGGATTTTAGAACTTTTAACCCGCCTATTAGTAGAAATAACTGGGCAAATGAATATGCAGATAACGCAGAGACACGAAAAAATACAATCGTAGTTCGTAACAGTTATTTAGATGTACCCGAAGAGTGGCTAGGTTTTCAGTTTATTGAAGAAGCAGAAGATTTAAAAGATTTAAATCCAAAAGCATATGAACACGAGTATTTAGGTATCGCTGTAGGAACTGGTGGGGATGTATTTCCAAATGCTTGTGATTTAGATATGTCACAGCTAGTTGATATAACAGATGTTTATGGAAATGTTATTAATCAAGTTCCGTTATATCAAACATTTGACCATATCTATAATGGTATTGACTGGGGTTTTGCTAAAGATTATTTTCGGTTTGTAAAATGTCACTTTGATAAAAAACATCTTGATTTATATATTTTTGATGAATATTCAACATTAAGTGCGAGAAATGAAGTAGTGTTCAAAGCACTGTATGAAGATGAGAAAAAAGTAACTAAAGATGAATTAGTAATAGCCGACAGTGCAGAACCTAAATCCATAGCTGACTTCAAAGCTTATGGTGCTTGGATAAAAGGCGCTGATAAAGGACCGGACAGTGTACGATATAGTATGAAATGGTTACAAGGCTTGCGTCATATTTATATAGATAAACGCAGATGTCCATATACCTATCAAGAATTTATACAATATGAATATGAACAAGATAGGGACGGAAACTTTATTAGTGCGTATCCGGATGCTGATAACCACAGTATTGATGCAGTTCGTTATGCATTAGAAAAGTATTGGAAACGTAGAGGTAATTAAGTGCAGTTTTTAAAAGATAAAAACCAGACTCGTTTTCAAGAGCAGAACATTTTAAATCTTGCATATGCTCAATATGAAGGCATTGGTGAGTATGATATGCCTGTATTAAAACCTTGCAATGTAGAAAATTTAGATACTATACCTTTGCAAGGTTTTAATTTTGCTATGAAAGATAAAAATAGAAGTAATAAAGGTGTGCATTTCTTTTTGCATGATTATCAATTTGAACGTGTTTGGAATTATCCCGATAGATATGTAGAAGTATTAAAGCAATATAGGTTTGTGTTAAGTCCAGATTTTTCTCCTTATGGGGATATGCCCAAAGCGTTAAAAATTTACAATGTTTATAGAAATAGGTGGTGCGCACGGTATTGGCAAGATAATGGTATAGATGTAATTCCAACAGTAACATGGGGTGATGAAGATGCACTTAGTTATTGTTTAGACGGTATCCCAGAAAATAGTACAATAGCAATATCGACTATGGGTGAAGGCAGGTGGGGCGGATATAAACTGCTGTTAAAATGTTATGACATGATTATAGACAAATTACATCCAAATGTAGTATTATTATATGGGAAAGATTTAAGAAGTCAGTTAAATGGAAATATAGTATATAAACCGATAACTAATTCAACGGTAGAAAAGATATGTCAAAGAGTAGAAGAGGCGGAAAATATCAAAAGGTTAATAACAAAGTAAAACCCGAAAAACATCAAAATACATATGTATTTGATGGTAAAACAAGAACGGGAAATCCTGTAAAGGGCATTGTTATTCAAGCATCTACAATGGAAGAAGCTAGATTAATAGCGAAACAAGATGGTTATATTATAAAAAGTGGCACATTACATAGGAGAAAATAATGTCATTTTGGTCTACAATCTCATATAAATTAAAGGAGATATTAAGAAATATGATTGGAGCACGTACTATTGAGCAGACACTTCACGTTGCACCCGTCATTTCATCTGAAATGGAAACTGCAATATCGCTTTGGAGTGATATGTATAAGGGACAAGCACCGTGGATAAGAGAACCGTCTTATGATAATCCAACAAGAGTGGTATCATTAGGACTTCCCGCTATGATTGCAAGTGAAAAAGCTAGAATGGCTTTAATTGAAATGCAATCAGAGATAACGACACCGACAAGAGAAGTTGAAATAGAAAATCCAGATTACGTTGAACCAGAACCAGATGAAAATGGATTTATTAATAAGTCAGCACCTAAGACAATAACAGAAGATAGACCGATTAGCGATACGGTACGTGCCGAATATCTACAATCGCAGTACGAAAAGCTATTAAAGCAATTACGTACTCAGATAGAATATGGAATTGCAAAGGGCGGTCTTGTGATTAAACCTTATGTTGTGTTTAAAAAACTGACAAACAAAGTTGGTGATGAAGAAGCACAACAAGACATTGATATAGAATTTGATTTTATTCAAGCTGATTGTTTTTATCCGTTAGCCTTTGATGCGTCTGGACACATTACAGAAGCCGCATTTTTACAAACAAAGACAGAAAAAGATTTAATTTATAGACGATTAGAATATCATAAGTGGGAAAATAACACTGTCCAGATTGTAAATAAGGCGTTTAAATCAACTAATACTCAAACGCAGAGTGATATGAGTGGAGTTGATTTAGGGCAGGAGATTGCATTAACAGAAGTGCCGGAATGGAAAGATTTACAAAACTCTGTAACAATTGCTAATGTAGAACAACCACTGTTCGCATACTTTAAAATGCCAGAAGCGAATACAATAGATACCACAAGTCCTTTAGGAGTTAGTGGATATTCTCGTGCTACTAATCTAATTAAAGATGCGGATATGCAATATAGTAGATTGTTATGGGAATATGAAGCTGGTGAAATGGCTGTGAATGTAGATAGAGACGCTTTTCTTTGGTTGTCAAATGATACAGATGCCGATAGAGGAAAGAGTATGTTAGGGTCTATGCAACAAAGGTTGTATAGACAAGTCGATGTTGACACAGAATCATTGTTTGAGCCATATGCACCAAGTTTACGTGACACTCAATATATCGAAGGTCTGAATGTTATTTTAATGAGAATCGAAGATGTTACAGGACTTTCAAGGGGTACGTTATCAGATGCGGCCGCAGAAGCTAGAACTGCAACAGAATTGAAGATTCTTAAACAGAGAAGTTACCAAACAAATGCGGATATTCAAGAAGCAGTAGAAAAAGCATTAAAAGATGTTATTTATATCATGAATGTATACTGCGATTTGTATGAAATTACAGCACCAGGAGAATATGATGCATCATTTGAATGGGATGATAGTATATTAGTTGACGTTGATGCAGAATTAAGTAAACGAATTACGTTAATGCAGAATGGTTTAGCTAGTAAACTTGAAAATCGTATGTGGTATTTTGGTGAAACTGAACGTCAGGCACAAGATGCATTATTAAGAATTGATGAGGAAAATCGTCAATCCATGGAAGATAACTTAATAGAGCAAATGAATTTATCTAATATCAATAAATAATTATGTTAAGCGAAGATGCAATTGATAACTTAATACAGCCATTTGTCGATAGACAAGAAGCAGTTAACCAATATATAACAGGATTAATTGCGGAGAGAATAAAAGAAGTTGGGCAATTATCTAAAAATGATATTGCCCAACTAAATCGACTTGTTCAAATGGGCGGTGATGTTAGAAAAATAAATGCCGCATTGGCACAATTAGCTGATGTTCAAGTCACAGACGTTAAAAAGGTAATAAAAACGGTAGCAGTTGATACGTATCAAAGTGCTAAACCATTCTATGATTATCGTCACAAGTCTTTTATTCCATTTGAAAAAAATGAACCGTTGCAAAAAATAGTATCAGCAGTTTCTAAAGTAACTGGTGATACATTTGTTAATTTATCCAATTCTAGAGCAACTGGATTTTTAATGCCGGCCCAAAATCATAAATACATGAACGTATTTACTGATATTCAAACTACATATCGAAGAATAATTGATGAAGCTATACAAGCTAGTTTGAGCGGCGTTGATTATCGAGTTGCTATAAGAAGAGCATTAAAACAACTTGCAGATAGTGGCATAAGAAGAGTTTCTTGGGATAGTGGATACACACAGAGATTGGATACTGTAGTACGAAGAAATGTATTAGACGGTATTCGTTCAGTTCGACAACAAATTGATGATGAAGCTGGTAAACAATACGGTTCAGACGGTAAAGAATTAAGTGTT